CGAAATGTATTTTGAAACTACTGAAGGCTTTGCTGGCGAACAAGAAATAATCAATAAATTTGGACTAGAAATTAGAGAGGACACAACTTTTGTTATCTCTAAAAGACGATGGACTCAATTAGTTGATGATAAAGCAACACTTATTGTAGATGGAAGACCTAATGAAGGAGATTTAATTTATTTTCCTTTAATGAAGTCTTTCTTTGAAATACAATTTGTGGAAGACCAAGAACCATTTTTTCAATTAAATAACTTACCTGTTTATAAATTACGAGTAACTAGATTTGAATATTCTAGTGAACCTATATCAACTGGAGTTACCGAAATTGATGCTAAAGCTGATGCAAGAACATTAGACCAATTAGCACATCAAGTTTCATTAGAAGCAGAAACTGGTTCCATATTATTAGAAAATGATACAGCAGATGGCGAAGTTAATTATATGATATTAGAAACTTATAATTTAGAAACACAAGAACCTTATGCTGACAATATAACTTTTGATAGTCAGGCAGGTTATACAACTTCTGTATTAACAGATGATATAATTGACTTTACAGAAAGAAATCCATTTGGAGAAATAGACGAGCAAATTTAATGTTTGGAACTTATACATATCACGAATCATTAAGAAGATTGACTATTGCATTTGGGCAAATTTTCAATAATATTAATATTAAAAGAAAAAATGCAACTGATAGCACAATACAATCACTTAAAGTTCCATTGGCATATGGCCCAAAAGAAAAATTTTTAGTTAGATTAGACCAACAAGCAGATTTAGATGATAGAAGTTTTGCTCTTCGTTTACCAAGAGTTGGATTTGAAATTTCTGGTATTGACTATGACCCAACTAGAAAAATAAATAAAATGGGTAAATATAGAACAATAAAAACTGATACAACAAAAAGATTAGATTATACATATAATCCTGTTCCTTACAATATTTCTTATGACTTATTCACTTTTACAGCAACTGCTGAAGCAGGGTTACAAATAATAGAACAAATTATACCATTTTTTCAACCAGATTATACAGTAACCATTAATGCTTTACCAGAGTTAGGTGTTAAAAGAGATGTTCCTATAATTTTAAATAGTATTAATTATGAAGATACTTACACAGGAGATTTTAGGGCAAGACGAGCTGTAATTTATACATTAAATTTTACTGCTAAAACTTATGTATTTGGACCATTGAGAAGTCAAAAAGTTATCAAAACTGTTCAAACTGACCAATATTCAGATACAACAGAAGTAGAAAATAGAGAATCAAGAATTACTGTTGTTCCGGATCCTACAACAGCCAATTTTAATGATGATTTTGGATTTACAACTAATATTGAATTTTTTCAAGATAGTAAAGACTATAATCCAACAACTGATACGGATGAATAATTATGAATTTTCAAAAAGACATTGAGAAAGTTTTGGGAACAAAACACACCAAAGAATTAGTTAAAAAAGAAAAAACAGAAATAATTGCACCAAAAAAGGGGCAAGATATTGATAAAGATTATCAGTATTCAAGAGATAATTTTTATAATCTTGTAAACAAAGGTAATGAAGCAATTGATGGTATTTTAGATATTGCAAAAGAAGGTGACCATCCAAGAGCATATGAAGTCGCTGGAGATTTAATTAAAAATGTTGGTGATGTTGTTGATAAACTTGCTGACTTACAAGATAAAATGAAAAAGTTAAAAGAAGTTCCTGGTAACACTTCAATGCAAGTTAAAAATGCTTTATTTGTAGGTTCAACTACTCAATTACAAAAAATGTTAGCAAAGAAAAATAAAGAGAAGAAAAAATAATGTGTCCAATGTGCTATGTGCCTTGGTTCGTTGCTATTCTTTCAGCATTAGGATTAACTAGTGCTTCTATATGGTTTAATGATAATCAATTTTATGCAGGTGTAGGAGTTGGTTTATTGGGTCCAGCTTTAATTTGGAGTATCTATAAGTTATACAAATATTTTAAAAATAAAAAAGAATGTAGTGTAAAATAATGCCACAAGTAACTAATGAAGCATATTTAGGAAATCCTAATTTAAAAAGAGCAAATACAGCTGTTGAGTTTACAAAAGAGCAAGTATTAGAATTTGATAAATGTATGGATGACCCTACTTATTTTGTTGAAAAATATGTAAAGATTGTAAGTTTAGATGAAGGTTTAGTTCCTTTTAGTATGTATAGTTTTCAAAAGGATATGATAGATACTTTTCATAAGAATCGTTTTTCTATATGTAAATTGCCTAGACAAAGTGGAAAAACTACAATCATAATAGCATATATCTTACATTATATTGTGTTTAATGAAAATGTTAATATTGCTATATTAGCAAATAAATCTCAAACAGCAAGAGATATTTTAGGAAGATTGCAGTTGGCTTATGAAAATTTGCCAAAATGGATGCAACAAGGAATTTTAAATTGGAACAAAGGTTCATTAGAATTAGAGAACAATAGTAAAATAGTAGCGGCTGCTACATCCTCTAGTGCGATAAGAGGAGGTTCTTATAATATGATATTTTTAGATGAATTTGCTTTCGTTCCACAATCAATTAGTGAACAGTTTTTTAATTCTGTTTATCCTACTATAACTTCAGGTAAAACTACAAAAGTTATTATTGTTTCTACACCACACGGTATGAATATGTTTTATAAGATGTGGACTGATTCTGTAAATAAAAATAATGATTATGTTCCAATAGAGGTTCATTGGTCAGAAGTTCCAGGTAGAGATGAAGATTGGAAAAAAGAAACAATTCGTAATACAAGTAAAGAACAATTTGCGGCTGAATTTGAATGTGAATTTGTTGGTTCTATTGACACATTAATAAATCCAACAAAACTTAAATCTATGCCACACTCAGCACCGATTAAATCTATTAAAGGTTTATCACAATATGTTGAACCTAAAAAAAATCACGAATATGTGATTACTGTTGATGTGTCAAGAGGAGTCCAAAGCGACTACTCTGCTTTTATCGTTTTTGATGCTACAAAAATGCCATATAATGTGGTCGCAAAGTATAGAAATAATGAAATTAAACCACTTCTATTTCCTAATATAATAGAAGGTGCAGCTAAACTTTATAATAATGCTCACACATTAATTGAAGTAAATGATATAGGAGGTCAAGTTGCTGATGCTATGCAATTTGATTTAGAGTATGATAATTTGATGATGACAATTCAAAGAGGAAGAGCTGGACAAGTATTAGGTGCTGGATATAGTGGTAGAGGAAGTTCTTTGGGTGTAAGAATGACTAAAAGTTTAAAAAAAATTGGTTGTTCTAATTTAAAGACACTTATAGAATCTGATAAATTAATAACAAAAGATTTTCATACTATACAAGAATTATCTACATTTATTAAAAAACACAACACTTGGGGTGCTGAAGAAGGATGTAATGATGATTTAGTTACTTGTTTAATAATATTTGGGTGGTTATCAAATCAACCTTATTTTAAAGAGTTAACTAATACTGATGTTCGTTCAAAATTATATGAGGAACAAGAGAAAATTATAGAACAAGATATGGCACCTTTTGGATTTATAGATGATGGAATAACTAAAGAAGAAGAAGAAATTACTGTTGATGAATACGGAGATGTATGGCATCCTGTTGTTCGTAAAGGTCAATAGTGTAGAATGAAAGTTTAATAAATAGATTACAGATGTTAATTAAATTTAATTTACATTTTTTAATAATTTATTTGCAAATAAGTTAAGGAGACGAACACAATGGCATTTCAAGTATCACCTGGTGTTCAAGTATTAGAGAAAGACATTACCAACATTATCCCGGCAGTTTCTACTACTGTTGGAGCTTTCGCTGGCGAATTTAGAGAAGGCCCACTAGATGAGATTGTAACTTTGGGTAGTGAACAAGAGTTAGTTGAAACATTTGGCAAACCTGATGGAGATAATTTCGAACATTTCTATTCAGCTGCTAATTATTTACAATATGGAAACGCTCTTCGTGTAGTTAGAGCGACTCAAACGAGTCAGCTTAATGCTACTGCTGATGGTACTGGACTTCAAATCAAGAATACCACACATTATCAAGATAATTATGCTGATGGCTCCGCTTCAAAAGGCCTTTGGGCAGCTAGGACTCCTGGCGCTTGGGGAAACAATCTTAAAGTTTCACTTTGTCCAGATTCAACTGCTTATGAGGAATTAGCTAAAACAACTATTGCATCTTCTAACCTATCGGTTGGAGATACAAGTTTTGACTTGACTAGTGCTACTGGTTTCACAGTTGGAGATATTATCAACTTTGGCGAAACTGGTGGATACGAATATCGTATTACTGCTATTTCTACTAACACAATTACTTTTGTAAGACATCCTGAAGGAACTGGTGGTTTACATACCGTTCCGGAAGTAGCAACAGGACAAGGTTCTGTTGGTGTTAGTGTTAGACGAAGATGGCAATATTATGATAAAGTTGCTGGTGCTCCAGGAACTTCACCTTATACATCTGATAGAGGTGGAACAGGAGACGAGCTTCATGTCGTAGTTGTTGACGAAGATGGTGGAATCACTGGCGTTGCTGGTGAAGTTTTAGAAGTTTATGATTCAGTATCAAAAGCTTCTGATGCAAAGTCACCACAAGGAGACACAAATTA